CCAAAATCAAATGAACTATATAGACCAACAATAACACCCCAGACAATATCAAGAATTAGAAATAGATTTCAAAACCAGCCGCCAATACCCCCTATAGACGATGAAGGGGAAGGCGATGAAAACGAAGGCGACGAAGGCGATGAAGGTGATAATGATGATTTTGAATGGAATAGGGAAGAATATGAAAATTATAATAATGATCCAGAAGAAGGAGACGAAGGAGACAACAAAGAAGACAACGATGAAAATAAGCATGATAATTATAATTATTTAGGAGATTTATTTAAAAATAATAATTTATCAAACATTAGTAAGATATTAAAAGGTAATATAAAACGCCATCAAATAGGAATTAAACAGGCTAACAAGAACGAATTAAAAGACCAAAATAAACTAACTCGGGTTCTACGAAACCATGGCGGGGTCCCGCACCGTGATTTAAGAAGAATTCGGGGTAGTCAACAACCAGTGCCTCCACTATCAATTATGGATCAAATGCAACAATTAAGAAATATAAGAAGGGCTACAAGACAACCGCCATTAAGACAGCCACCAATGCCACAACCACCAAGACGACCATTAATAGAGGATTATGATGAAAATCCACCCTATTTTAATCCCTATAATAATGGCGAATAATAATATATATTATATATTATATAATGAATCTATTAGAAGAAAAAAGAATTATAAATAATATTATTAATGATAGAATTAAAACATTACAATTTAAAAATTATAAAATTAATTTAGTGGGTACAGCGTCTTTACAATCTCAATTATATTTTAGCGATTATGATTTTAATATAAATATAAAAAAAAAATATAAACCATTAGAAATCTATAAAGAAATTATAAAGATTCTAAGTAATAATATTAATGATTTTTATTTTATTGAATTAAAAATAAATTATATTAATAAAGATTCTTTAAAAATATATGATATAAATAAAATAAAAAAATCAATGTTTAATAATGTTGAATCAATAAAGATAGATTATGTTTTATTTTATAATTATCATTTCAAGGATGTATCAATGATTTATTTATTTGATAATAATTTTAATATTAAAGATATTGAAAAAGATTACAAAGAATTTATAAAAGATAAAAATTATTTCAAAGCATTAAAAAGATTATTTAGTATTTATAGATTATCAAATAATGGAAAAGAAGCAGTCAAACTATTAAAATATTTTAATTCAGAATATGGAAAATTATATCAGACTAATTCAAATTTAAAAACCTTATTATTATTACAAGCAAAGCCAGAATTGAAGAGACTTATTGATATTAATTTAAAATATTTAAAATTAAGTCCTAATATAGACATAGAAGAAGAAATTGAAAAAAATAATAAAATATTAAATAATGAATCTAAAAAATATCTAATCTAACATAATTATATATATATTATGTTTAATTATGAAAAGAATGGAACAAAAGTAGCAGTTCATAATGGACTAAAGAGACAAAGAAAAATTTATTTAACAGAAGAAGACGGAAAAGAACAACTATTAATCAATGACGGGGAATTTATGCCATCTTTAGACAAAGATAGCGATCGAGCGGTTGTTTATGTAGCAGGTGCTTCGGGAAGTGGTAAAAGTTATTGGGTGGCTCAGTATATTGAAGAATATCATAAATGTTATAAAAATAATCCTATATATTTAATATCAGAAAACGACGAAGACCCTGCATTTGATTCTAAACAATATGTAAAACGTTTAATAATAGAAGACATGGTTAATAATCCTATAGACTTTAGGGAGTTTGAAAATTGTTTAGTTATATTTGATGATACAGATTGTTTAAAAGGGGCGTTAGGTAAAGAAATAGACGGACTCAGAGATAAATTATTAAAAAATAGTAGGAAATTTAAAGTTTCAGTAATAACAACAAACCACGATGCTTGTGGTATCAAATTAAAAAGTGTATTGAATGAGAGTAGAATTATTGTATTTTTTCTTTTAAATTATAATAGAAGTTTAAAATATTTATGCGAACAGTATCTTGGATTAAATAAAAATGTTATAGAACAATTAAGAAAAAATAAAAGTAGATGGACATGTTTTGTTAAAAATTATCCATCCTATATCATACAACAAAAGATGATAGCAACTATACCATATTTAGAAAAACAATAATTTATAAAAAATAATATCTAAATTATTTATATATATAATGAAACTCACAAAAGATGAAGAAAAAAATGTCAAAATATTATTAAAAATAATTAAAGGCGGGTCTATGAGTGGAGGAGGACCATCGGGCGGTTCTTGTTGTAAAATGTGTGGGGGCAACTTTGGTACAGATTTTGCTCACGGGTTCTTAACCCCTTGGAAGGATGCTGGAAAATTATTTAATTTTATCGTTCCAGGGTTGGGCGATGTATTAGCAACGGGGGCGACTAAACTTGATGAAGCCATTCCGGGGGCTCGCTATGCAAATACCTTTGACGCCTTATCGGGTAATAAAATTAAGGGAACAGGAATAGGAGGGCGTAAATTGGCTGTGCCTCGGGTTGGTTATGATACAACTCAATATGATTCTTTATTAGGCGGTTCTATTGGCGGGCGTGTTGTTGGTGGTTCAAAAAGACGGGTAGGAAGACCATGCAAAAGTCGGTAATTAACGATGATTTATAAAATCAACTACTATATCATCATATGACTTATCATTATTGATTTCTTTTAAGGTTTGAAGCATTTTATTATTTTCATTAAGGTCAGCATTGTATTCTTTTAAAGTTAAAATTCTAAAAACAACAAAAGCACCGCATGTCGATATTTCTTTATCTCTTTTAGATTGAAATGAAATAGAATTATAATTTATTCTTAATTTTGTTTTATTTAATAATTCAGTTAAATATCTTTTATTATTTCTAAAATTAGAAGAAGTCCATGAAAACGGAACGTCGGGCTTTTCACCGTAAGAATCAAAATACTCAATAATATTTGGATTATATAAATTAAGCGAGACCCAGTGTCCACTTAATTCAGATGAGATAGGATATAAAATTATAATATAATCTCCATGTTTTTTTAATAATTTCTCTATAGATTTATATTTTTTTAATTGATTATATTTTAATATTCGGGCATTCGGTAAATAATATTTAATATCGTCGTCACCCATACTTTCATATTTAATTTCGTTCATATATTATAATTTATATTTTATTATTTATCTTATATTTAGTTTAAATTATATATTTAAAGAACTACTTAAAAACCGTTTAAATAAACATTTAAATATATACTATAATAATGAACTTAAATATTATAGAACAAAAAACAGAAAATATTATTGAACCTTTTAATTGTAATAAATTATGCCCTCTATGTAATAAGGTAAATAAATTTAAAGTTATTCAACATCCTAAAAAAGGGCAAACTACCAGTGGAAAAAAGTGTATAGCATGCACTTCGAAAAAGAACAACCAAACGCTTAAAAATAGGAATTATTATAAAATTTATTATCAAAACCATTCAACAGAATTAAAATTAAAAGATAAAGAAAGATATAAGAAAAAAAAAGAAGAAATGAATTTAGTCAAATTTGAATAACTCGGTTTCGAAGAAACCATGTTGCGGTCGCAATAAATTATTATATATACTTAAAGTTAATTTAAGTATATAATATAATGGCGCTTAATGAAAGATTTATAAATGGATTAAAAAATTTTAATTTAAATTATGAAGAAGTAAAGTCATGGAAATATTGTGGTGGAAACAAAGGGGTTGACCTTAGATATTTTAAAACCATATATAAAAATAAACCGCTACCAGATTTTACAAATAAATGTGTATGTGGACACATCATATAGCGTTTTTAAGTTTATTTTTTAAATAATATTGTTTTCTTCTTTCTTTAATCATTTCTTTATTAACTTCATTATAATTTTTAATTTTATTTTTTATTATTTCTTTATTAACTTCATTATATTTTTTTTGATATTCTTTATTATATTCTTTTCTTTTATCTGTTTTTTGATATTCTTTATTATATTTTTTATTATATTCTTTTATTTTATCTTGATTATCTATTTGGTACTCTTTTTGTGTTCTACATTCTATTTTTTTATTGACGCATTCTAATGTTCTAATATAATGTCCTTCAAGTTGTCTTGCCTCATGTTTGTCTTTGCATTCTTTTGATTCTATCAATTCAATAAAACAATTTTCAATATCATATTCGTCAAATAATATTTTTGATGTAGTACTTGACCCTCTTTTATAATTTTGTCGGTGGGTGTGCATTCTCTGGCTTAAATATTCTTTCGTTGTTGCGCCTATATAAATTTTAGAACCGCATGGGGACCATATTTTATATATTTTAATATTGTTATAATTTACCATTTATAATATATATATAACAAAATATACTTTAAATAGAACTACTTAAAAAAAAAATTGTTATATTACAAATAATGATATAATATTAGTTCTTGGTTCTTGTTGTATTAAACGTTTTATTGATACAGGATTAAAAAGAACTTGTTTGACTTGTGATAAAAATTATAAAGGGAAGTATAGGTGTTGTATTGAGTGTAGGAAGACAAGGTGTTGGAACTGTTGCGCCGATTCATATTTTAAATATTGTACTCGGTGTCTATGACACCATGGCGAGGTCTCGCAAAAATGTTTATAAAAAAATCATCACAGGTAAAATTGGCATTTTTTTACCATGTTTGGTAGAATTAAAATAAATATTTTTTTTTTATATACAGCAGGTTACCCCCTTTTTTTTGCCTAATTGCCTTTGATGGTTTTTTTATATTATTATTAGAACTTTTTAAAATATTAGTAAATAAATAATAATTTGAAATGGTTGATGGCTTCATTTAATGAGTTATAAATTAAAAGTTATATTTTAAAAATCATCAAAGGCAATTTTATTTGGTATATTAAAAAATTGCCTTTAATGATTTAGTGATTTAATGATTTTCATTGGCTGGGGGCATCGCAGGTATGCGCTACCCCATCTAATTATAATAATAATAAATAAAAATAAAATACTTTAGAAATTTTCTTTAAATGGTTATAATATACTTAAAATCTACTTATAGAAATAAAATCTAAGTAAGATATATAATGGATATTAACTTTAAAAAATACTTTTTGAAATGTGGCGAAATGATTCAAACTAAATATGATAAAACATATGATGATATATTTTTTATTAAAAGTGATATAGATAAAATAAGTTGTTTTGGGGCTTTAATTAGGGAGTATAAGTATTGTAATAAAGTTTATTATTATTATAATCCTTTAAAAGCCCTATGGATTGAAGAAAAAACACAGGATAGTCTATATTATAGAATATGTAGTCATGTTGTTTCAATATTGAATACAGATAAGGAGATTATAGATGATATATTTAAATTATACGGTGAATCATCAGACCTTAAAAGAGATGATATTAATGCTTTGGAAGATGATGAAAAATTATTTAAAAAAAGTTGGAATAAAATTTATAAAGACCATCAAAAAGCGACCTTTGCACGTTCTATTATAGAGTTTATAAATCATCAAATAACGGATAATTATTTTACGGATAATATTAATATTAATAATCAATATATACTACCTTTTCAAGATTGTAATTTTAATTTTAAATCATTAAATATTGAAGATAGAGTAAAGGAACAACAGTTCACAGAATGTTCTAAAATAAAATTAAGACATTTTTTTAAAGATGGTAAAGGATTTAAGAATTTAATTAAAGACGAAGCATTTAAAATAGTTGATAAATTTTTTTTAGATATATGCAGTGGTTCAATCCCTAAAAAAGATTATTTACAAAAAATATTTGGTTCTATATTAACAGGGGATACTCAAAGAAGCCGAGTCTTTTATATATTATATGGTTTAGGGTCAAATGGTAAAAGCGCTTGTATTGAACTATTACAAGAAATAATGGGGTATTATTCAAAAACATGTCCTACATCTATTATTTTAAGGAGAGGAAAGAAAAGTGAAGGAAGTGCATCACCCGAGTTAGCAGTATTAGATTACGGTACCCGTTTAGGGGTCTTAAGTGAAATAGATGATGGCGAGACATTAAATGAAGAAATGTTGAAGAGAATTAGTGGTCATGATTCTATTGAATATAGACCTTTATATAAATCAACTAAACAATTTAATTGTGAAGCCTCATTATTAATGATTACTAATAATAAACCATATTTTAATTTAAGTCCATCTATGGTTGATAGGATTAGATATTTAGAATTTAAAAGTAGATTTATAAATAAAAAAGAAGGAGAAGAATTAAAAGAAGGAGAATATATAAGAGATATAAATTTAATAAATAATTTAAAATCAATATATTTAAATCATGTGCTTTTATGGTGTGCTGTTGGGGCTAATAAATTTTATAGTGACGGGCATATGAATATCCCTGATGATAAACAATTAATATTAGAAAATATGAGTTATATTAATGAATGTGATAGCATAGGAAGATTTATTAATGAGTATTGTAAGAAGGATAAAAATGCAAAGGTTTTAAAATCCGCTGTATATATTACTTATAAAAAATTTATTGATGATGAGAAAATACCAAAAGGTTTAACGAAAGGCAAATTCAATGATGCTATTGAAAAAGAATTTAATAAAGCAACCAAGAGCGACGGTGGGAATTTCTATTATTATGGTTTTTCATTATATAATAGCGATGATGCAGAAGACGAAGAAACAAAAAATAATAATGGGTTAGATGATTTTTAAAATATAAATTTATTTTCTTTAAGTAGTATAAAATATATAAAAAACACTTAAAGAAATAGTATATTATATACTTAATGGAAAGCCAACAAAATAATGATATTAAAATCAATCCTTTATTAGATGATATAATTAATGGAAATTATAACGATTATTCATCAGACGAAGACATAGAAGAAAAAAAAGAAATAATAATAAATCAATTATTATTAGATGATATAAACAACAACTCAGACAGTAGTTCAGAACAAGACGAAGACGAAGAAGAAAAAGAAGTAGTAAGAATACCACCGCCAACAATCATACGAAAACCATACAAAACAGAAGAAGAAATAGATGATATATTTAATTTATTAAATAAATTGAATGGTATTAAATATAGGAAGGGAGTAGATATAAAAAATATTCAAAATTATTTTATTGATTTATGCAAACTAATGGATATACCCAAACATCATATACCATTATTAAATAATAAGTTTAGATATGATTATAAGGATGGTGAATGGATGAAACCAAAAGGGTGCGATGGACCAGATGCAACGTTGTATTTATATATTAAATTTTATAAATATATTACACCAGATAAAACAATATCAAATAAAATAAAGAAAGATTTTTTAATTTTAGTAGGCAAAATAAGGAACTATGGATATAAACAAATAGAAGGTAATTTTCAACACGACAATACATTAATAAATAATTATTAAATAAAATATTTTATATTTTATATAATTGAATTTATATTCTATTATATAATATATGCAAACTATTACAAATATTAATGAATTAAAAAAAGAGGTTGTTGATTTGTTATACTCATTAACAGACGCTCAAATAATACACCAATTCAAACCAACAAAAGGGGTCTCAACCTTTGATTATTCAGACGATAGAGAGAAATCCATTGAAAGAATTTTAGATAATAACAAGACATCAAGAGAACTAACGATGTTATACACAAGATTATCTAAATATTTAAAAAAAGATGTTAAAAATATATTCTTTACTAAAGAACCAAAAAAAACAAAAGAAGAGAAGGAACAATTATTAAAAAATAAATTATTACAAAAGGAATTAAGAGAAATAAAAAAAAAAGAAAAAAGCACAACTAAAACATATATCACAACATTATTGACAGACTTATTAAAATCATTATCGGATATTAATATTATATTATTATTTAAACCAAAAAAAA